CTGTAAGCATAAGCGGCTGCTTATACAGGCGCAGCGACATATCCGACGCGAGGCGCAGCCGCTCCATCGCTGTATGTTCTTTATCCATTCGTCCTCGCACCTCCACCCCACTGTGCAGCCATCGCCTCAGCTATGCCGGAGAATGTTTTCGAGCGTACCTTGCCGCTACAGCTATATGTATCCTCCCACGTGCGAGCCTTGCCCGATGGCATACGCCCGTACAATTCCGCATTATTCGGCTTCGGCAGTCCGTTCCCTTGCAGCTTAGGCAGGTTAAACAGCCATAGGCACGTAGCCTTTGTCACATAATTCTCAGTGTCTTCAGCCGACGCGGCAAACATATACGGGTGTATTATTTGGTCAGGCTTGCGATATGCGCTGCTCATAAAGCCGACGGGGTTTTCTATCGCTATTCGTTCGGCGTTGGCTGAAAGAAAGCGCATGAAAAATACAGCGCCCTTTGCACGCTCCTCCCACCGTGCGGCTACCTTCTCAGCCGGAGTGCATCTGAGCGAGAAGTGCCGCGTGGCTACGTTGCTGAGATAAGTGCATGGGGGGTGTGCAATGAGCAAATCCCATTTGCCGATATCATGGGGCACTCCGTCACAGGTGGTGATAGTTCCGCCCTGTATGGCTTCGAGCGCATCACCCTTGATATGCCATTCAGGGTGGCCTCCGGAGCAATCCTGTATATCGCAGCTGTACGCCTCATGCCCGCGCTCCCTAAACGCGATGCACACTCTCTGCGACTCCTCGCAGGCTATGAGTACCTTCATTTTTCCCTCCTCTTCGCCAGAATCTTGCCCATAATGCCCGCCTCTTCCAGCGGTACCTCGCGGATAACCAGCGCTTTCGGGGCGCGGACTTTGCCGGTTTCATACAGCGGCACGACTATCTCGTCTGCGTCGGCTTCAAGCTCCAGCAGCGCTATATCGCCCCAGCCTCTCCCATACCCGGCAGACCACCCCAGCGTCGCCATGTGTATTCCCTGCCCGCAATCTTCCGCGGGGTCGGCGGTAAACCCATTTGCCTCGGCGACCGCGCCGATGGTGTATATAAAATCGTTATCCCAATCGGCAACGTATTTGCCATCGCGCTTATGAACGGCCTTATACAGTCTGATTTTGCCGTCGGTTATGGTGATCCCGTTTGCCGACGCCCAATCGGTGATATTGTCTGGGTTATACACAACGCGGGCGTTACCGAAGACCTTTATGTTGCCTCGTCTATGCGCGTCTACAACTTGGCTGTTGCCCCTCGCCTCGACGGAGCTGTTGTCATACGCACAGACGGAGCTGTTGTCATGCGCACAGACGTAGCTGTTGCCCCTCGCCTCGACGTAGCTGTTGTCATGCGCCTCGACGGAGCTGTTGTCATACGCACAGACGGAGCTGTTGTCATGCGCACAGACGTAGCTGTTGCCCCTCGCCTCGACGGAGCTGTTGCCATACGCACAGACGTAGCTGTTGTCATGCGCACAGACGTAGCTGTTGTCATGCGCCTCGACGGAGCTGTTGTCATACGCACAGACGGAGCTGTTGTCATGCGCACAGACGTAGCTGTTGTCATACGCCTCGACGGAGCTGTTGTCATACGCACAGACGGAGCTGTTGTCATGCGCACAGACGTAGCTGTTGTCATACGCACAGACGTAGCTGTTGCCATGCACCTCGACGGGGCAAAGATACTTTTTGCTCACGACTGCACGCTTGCCCGGCGTGCCGAACTTTATGATGATTCTGCCGTTGTAATCTACGGGTATCGCGTCAAGCTCTGCCTGACTGGTAACTATTTTCTCGTTCATATGCGTTCTCCTTAAATATAATTTTTACCAAACCGCGCCCGGAACTCGTCCTCGCTCCAACCGTAGTGCCGCATTGCATCGCGTTGCCCTTGCCGTTTGAGCAGCGCGTCAAGCGCGGCGTCCTTGTGGTGCAGCGTCATGTGGCAGTCGTGGCAGAGCAGCACCCAGAGCCCCAGCGCCTTTGATTTTTTGCGGGACGCGCCGTGAAACACCTCGTGCCGGTCGAGCTTGCCGCACTGCGTTGCGCAGTAGTAGCAGCCCTCGATGTCCTGCACGATCGACGGTGCATAGCCGTTGCGGTCGAGGGTAACGCCGTATTCGTTGGTCATTTCCATTCCTCCAGCAACGATCTGATTTCCTCCTCCGGCCGCGTCTCGATGCCCAGCGCCCGCGCATCCTGTATGAGGCCGTCTATCAGCATGGCCATCTGGCGGGTATCGAAATCCGAGCTGCCGTAGTAGATATACAGGTTTGTGCAGCCCTTGATCCTGCTTGGCTCGCGCTCAACACGCCGCCCTATGTGGTCGCGTGTCCAAAGCCGCTCCATGCTGTCAACGGCCTTGTCCTGTACGCAAAGTACCTCGCAGATGTTCGGCACGTTCTTCAGCGCCTCGCGGTACACCGTCTCCGGCGTCTCGCGTACTGCAAGCGCTATGTCGTTGATGAGCCGCCACGCGTATGCATTGGCGTTGAGGCTGCGTTTCTTCTTGGCGGGGGAAATGTCATATTCCCCCGGCTTGAAGCCATACACAAACCGCCTCGCGTCCGGCACGGAGGCCGTCAGCACGAGCTCGCCGCCCTGCATCCTTGCGCTGTCAATTCTCATGTCAGCCTCCAGTTCTCCGGCGACGTCTCGAAGCAGTACCCGTTTTTCGAGCGTTCATAGATCCTAGAGCCTATCGCCTCGTCAATGTCCATGATCGCACCTATCGTGCGTTCACCGCTGATGATCGTGCGTTTCCGTGCGTTGTACCGTGCGTTCAGCAGCTCAAAGGCGACGTTGAGGTCTCCGTCGGACACCGCCCTGCCCTTGAGGAAATCGTCGATATACAGCACGTCAACGTTTTTCAGCAGGTTCATGCGCTCCCTGTACGCGGAGTTGTCGTTCACAAGGGCTTTCAGTTCGCGAACCTCGTCTCGCCATAGCATGTATTTGCAGTTCTTGCCGCCCTCTATCAGCTTGCCGACAATGGCCGTGCATATGTGGGTCTTGCCGCTGCCCGGCCTCCCGACGATCACAAACCATTCGCCGCGAGACTCGGCAACGTACCGCAGCGCCGCGGCTTTTATGGCCGCCGTCTGCTTGTCCGGCGTCTTGTACGTTTCAAAGGTGTACCGGCTCATAACGTCCGCAAGGCCGCTCCGCTTGATCCGCAGCGCATTTCTGCGTTTTACCGCGCATTCGCACTCGGAAACGGAGATTTCGATGCTTCCCGGCACGCGGTGTATTATCTGCCCCGTATCGTGGCAAAGCTCGCAGCGGTATTCAGGTGCTGTAGGTAATGCCCCATTTGCTGTCGCTTCGCTGCGCTTCTTCTCGATCCACGCCGCGAGGCTGACTCCTACGTTTTCCATCGCCGTCCTCCTTTTCCCAAGTTCTCACCGCAGCTTTCCAGTCCTTCATGCGGTTTTTGCCGACCATCCAGCCTTTAGCGGCGTAAAAGTCTACAAAGCGCTCTGCGTCAACTGCGTTTCCGCGCTCTCGGCAGTAATCCCGCACCTCATCGACGGTGGGCGGGGTGAAGCGCGCAGCGCGTACCCCTTCTTTCGGATTGGATTCGGATTCGGATTGGATTGGATTATAGCCGCAATCTGCGGCAACTTGCGGCAACTCGCCGCAATCTGCGGCGAAAGTATCAAGAGCGCCGTTTTCCGGCGGTTCGGGGAACTTCGGCTTGCAATCGCGCACACGCTGATGCTTGACCCACCCGGGGAACAAAAAGTAGGGCTTCCCGTCCACTTTGTAGAGGGAAACGCAGCCTTTTGCCGCCAATTCTTGGAGCGCAGCATCTATGTCTTTGATGGATAGCCTTTCCCGGAACGGGAAAATGTGTCCCTTGATTATGGCGGGGCGGGCGTCTCCCCGCCCCGCATCATCTGCCTGTGTTATAAGTCCAATCCATAACCGAAATTCAAAATCCGAAAGCGCCGCCAGCTTCTCACTCGAGCATATGCTCTCCTTGATTATCCTGTTCGGCATGGCGGAGCCTCCTTAAAACGGAAGCTCGCCATCGTCGGGTATCTCCTCGAACGGAACGTCGGGGCTCGCGTCGCGCTTCTTGCTCTCGCCGAAGTATACGCTCTCTGCTACGACCTCCGCCGTGCGGCGATTGTTGCCGTCCTTGTCCGTCCAGTCGCGGAGCTGCAGGCGGCCGGAAACGGCGGCCATGCTGCCCTTGCTGAAGTACTTACTGGCAAATTCGGCGGTCTTTCGCCACGCCACGCAGGGTATAAAGTCTGTCTGCTTCTCGCTGCCGCCGCTCTGGAAGTCTCTGTCGACCGCCAGCGTGAACGACGCTACCGGCGTGTTCTGCTGTGTGTATCGCAGCTCCGGGGCAGCGGTCAGCCGCCCCATTATAACTATGTGATTAAGCATTCTCTTCCTCCTCCTTAAAACGGCAGTTCCTGCCCGTTGTTCAGCTCCCGCGTCCTCGCCTCCGCCGCTATGCAGTCGAGGCACAGCAGCTTGCCGTACTTCTCAAGGCTGCGTTCCGCATGCTTGGCCAGATTCACGGGCTTGCCCGCTCCGTCCCTGTACGGCGCTATCACGCTGCCGCAGCATTCGCATATGTATTCCGGCGCTCTCGGCTTCTCCTTCGGTGCCGCGGGCTCTGGAGAGTACTTGTCCGGGTCACGCTCCCAGTACACGGACGCTCCGACGCCCAGCGCCTTCGCCGCGACGCTTATAGCGTCCGTCGTCGCTTTTTTAAAAGCCTCATCGTCGAGGTGGAGCCCCTTGGTCTCGGCGCTTACAAATGCCGCCCCGCCCGTGCCGGGGATAGGCTGTGATACCTCGCCGCTCTCCGGGTCCCGCACGAAAAGCTCGATGTTCACAAAGGCCGCCGCCTGCTTGGTGTGCTCGTCGCGGGCTATCTGCTGTTCGGTGATGCGGTACCACCACCCGAAGCCGCAGGGTCCGAAAAGCTCAGTCAGCTTCTTGATGCGCCACATTGGGTTGATGTCCGTCATGCCCTTGAGTCTGCCGGCGGTTATAGGCTTCTTCGCCTCGCGGGGGACTTCCGCCGTCGCGTTGTAAAATCTCAGCTTGTCCGTCTCGTTCATTTTGCCGCCCCCTCAAGCTCCTCGAGCTTCGCCAGCGCGTTGTCCAAGTCCTGCTGCAGCCGCCAGTTCTTGACGGTCAGGTCGCTGACCTTCTCGTTCATGTGGTCGAGCAGGGTCTCGGCTCGCGCCGCCCGCTCCACATAGTCCGTGTATACCGCCGCGGGGACGATCATCACGGTGTCGCCCAGCAGCTCGGCGTTTGTCTTTTTCTCCATTATGTGTTTTCCTCCTTGAATTTCAGCGGGCACCAGCGCCCGACTGTGTATCTTGTGTCAACTATGTATTCGCCGGTCTTCCGGCACTGCGCCCGTGCGTAGGTCTCAAGCAGCGGGCAATAGGCGCAGGCCTCATGCCCCGGCTCAAAAAAGATGCTCACCGTCGCCTCGGAGTATTTCTCCACTCCGTTCATATTGCGCCTACCTCCTTCAGCCTTGCCCTTGCGGCCTTCAGCCGCTTTAGTATGCTCAGCGCCCTCGCGTTCTCCTGCCGGAAGTGCCGCTCAATGTCGGCGCTGGACGCCGCGAGGAAATACCCCGTGCCGTCGCTGTCGTTGATTATGAGGTAGCCGCAGTTCCGCGCCTCCTCGATGATCCGCCGCAGATGCCTGTCGGATACGTCCATCATGCTCGCCAGCGCCCGGCGGCTTATCGACGCGCCCTTGCCCGTCTCGCGGAAATGGGCTATCAGGTCTGTCACGTCCATGCTCTCCGGCTCTGCGCGGGCTTCTCCGTCGACTACGCCGGAGATGTAAAGTTGCTCTGTCCCGCCGAATAAAAGGCTCTCCGGCACGTTCAGCGCGCTTGCAAGCGCCTTTGATACGCTTGGTGTCGGCAGGCACATCTCATTTTCAAAGCGGCTTATCATGCTGCTGTCGATTCTTGCGTCGATGGGCTTCACCAGCGCCGCAAGCTCCGTCTGCTTGAGTCCGCGGCTCTCTCGCCAGAGTCTGAGGTTATTCATCCTCTTCGTCCTCCTCGTCGCTGCCATCGTCCTGCATCCAGGGCGGCCAGCCAGTCGCCTCCATGCAGCGGATTATAGGGTCGTCCGGTATCTGATACACGTTTATCCCCCCCTCAGTAGTTCCAGCCGTTGTAGCGCTCAGGGTGCAGCCGGTTCCGCTTGTAGTCCTTGCGGTAGTCGTCATAGGCCGCCAGCGCCGCCACAAACAGCGCCCACAGCAGCCCCAGCGCCAGCGGGATTCCCAGCACCGCGCATAAAACGACCTCCGCCGTCGTCGGCGTCATTTCCCGCGCCTCCTCTCATTGAAGAACTTCACCGCATCCGCGAGGTCAACGAACTGTGTAGCCTTGCCTCCCTGCTCTACCTCGTACCCGGCGCGGGTGTGATCCGGCTGATGCTCAACCACGAAGTACAGCGTCTTGCGCCCGTCGCGGTGCATCGGGTATTTTTGAGTGAGATTTGCGAATTTGCTCATCCGCAGCTCACATTCTGCCATTGCATTTTCCTTCTTCCTGTGCTAAGATATAGTCATGTGTTTTCCTTACCGCCTTACGGGGTTCCTGCCCGTGGGCGGCTTTTTATTTGCGCTTGTGCCTTTGCTCGTGCAGCTTCTTCTTGCGCTTCCACGCCGAGAGGTACGCCGCCGTCGTAGAGCCTTTCCGCCTCGCGGCCTTTGCCGCGTCGTAGCGCTCACGCCATTCCTTGTATGCGCCGCAGCTCCCGTGGCAGCCCGCCTCCCGCTCCTCGCAGTTGACGCATGGGCTCAGCATCGCTCAGTCCCCCTCTCGCCCCGCCCCATGTATCTCAAAAACGCCTCGCGGGGTATCTTTATCTGGTTGTTGATGCGGATAACCGGGAACCCCAGCCATTCGGGGCGCTCCCGCGCCTGTATGCGCAGCGCCTGCTCGTTGCAGCCGATCACGCTTGCCGCCTGTGCCGGGCTTATCGTCGCCGCCGTCATCGCCTCGATGTCGTCAAGGGTCATTCTTCGTCCTCCTTGTCCTTGCGGTTCTTGATGCCGTCCAGCCTGCCCCGCATATACCCGCGCATATAATCCGCGCCGTCCGCCGGGATCTTCTTCAGGTCGTCCAGCAGCTCCTTCGCCGCCTTTTTCTCCTGCTCGCTCATTGTTTCACCTCCGTTTTTTCTTGCCATTTTCTGAAATCTTTTGTAGAATAAGGACGCCGCGGTAATCTTACCGGCCGGTCGAAAGGGGGTGTTGTCATGGAAAGCCTCTTAGGTTCTTTCATGCTGCCTCTCCGGCGCTCCCTTGATTCAGTACACCGCCCCGGTACTTGCCCCGGGCGCGACGCGTGCGTTGAAGTACCGAGACACAGCTAAGCACTTGTTCGTTCCAAGTGATGCTCCCCGGGCTCGCATCCCCTGCGCTTCCGAAACCGCCTCTCTGGCATCGGAACGGCGCTGAATTCTGGTGTAGGGAAGCATCTGCGCTGTGTCGGGAGCTAAGTGCAGAGGAAACCGGTGTATGGACGATGCACCGGTTTTCTCTCGGCATCCTTGTCCTCACTCTGCATTTCACACGGGCTTGTGACCGTCCTCGGCTGCATTAAGGCGGGGCGCATAAGCCCCGTTTTTTGTTTGACTCTGTGCGCATGGCGTGATAGGATGGGCTTGCTCCGGAGTGAAAGGAGGTGATGCGTATGGAAACCTTAGCGGCTTCCTTCATGTCGCCCTTCCTGTTGCTCCCGGTGACTCGTTCTCAGTTCGCGGGAGAGTAAAGCCCGCGAAGCTCGCACACTGAAAGAACGGAATCGGCCTAAGCCCCTGCTGTAACAGGATGCGCTCATTGGTTGACGCTGCCCCTCAGCCCACCCCGCACAATTCACCTACGGGACGGCTGTAAATTGAGCCGTATTGAGCGCCTGCGGCCGATTGGGAGCCTGTGCAGAGGAAGCCTGCGGAGGTTACAGCCCCGCTCGCTTTCTCTGCCGCCCACCCTACCGCGCCATGCGCACAGCTTATGTGAAAGGATTTTTGCTATGAACAGATATCAGTGCCGCCTCTGTCGGGTCATTCAGAAGAAGAAGTACATCGGCGCGATCCTGCGTGCCACGGGCTACCGCCGCTTTGCCGATCTCGAATCCGCTCTTCCCGCGCCCCGGCCCGTCACGCTCTCCACTTATTCCGGAGACCCTGACGCGCTCGCCGCGCTTAACCCCGCCCTCGTCGAAGAGCTTGAGCATAAGCGCAAGGAGGATTTGCAGTGGTGGTCTACCTTTGCTCTCTCCGTTGTCGGCGCTGTCTGCGGCGTCGCCGCGTTGGTTCTTCAGGTCGTCTTTTCCTGAATCCGATAAGCCCTCTTGTCCAGCAGCTTCCGTCTGTCCATCTCGTCAAACCATTCCTCGGCCGGCTGCCCCTCGATCGTGAACTCCTGCCCCGCGGCCTTGTGCATCCACGCCGCGTGCTTCCATGCCTCGCCGTAGGTGTCGAACCTCGCGCATATAAGCCCGTCCGCGCTCAGCAGGATTTCTCTTTCGGTCTCGATGAATCTGATGTCGTGCGTCGTCTCACCCCCCTGTGTTCTCCACTCGTGTGTACTGGCTAATGTGCCTCGGCGGCTCATTAACTGTGCTTATAGTAGCACATCAAGTGTGCTTTGTCAATAGTTTTATTGCACATTTAATGTGCTTTTTTCATTGACATTTCAGCTCCGGTATGCTAATATGAATATGAAAGGTGGTGAGCCAATTGAAAGACCGCATAAAATACGTCAGAACTCATGCTGGTATGAATCAAACGGACTTCGGTGCATATCTATGTGTTTCAAAGTCTGCTGTGCAGAAATGGGAATCTGGTGAAAACGCCCCTACGAACGCTGTTATTACCTTGATGTGCCAGAAAACCGGCGTAGATGAGGTGTGGCTGCGTACCGGCACCGGTCAGCCGTTCCCGAAGAAGTCACGGCGCGACGTTATAGATGAGTACATCGGCCAGCTCTCCGAGGGCAAGCGCTCGGATATCGAGCAGCTGCTCATTGAATTTATGGCCGAGACCACTGTCGAAGAGTGGAAGGAGCTCTCCGCAGTGTTCCGAAGACTCGCCGATAAACTGAACAAGCCCGATACGGAGTGATTTCCGTACCGGGCTTGTTCCCGCTTATTTTGTTTTTTGAAGTGTGAAGATGTACACCGACCTCAGCTGTTCGTATGTCAGCTTCTCCGCCAGCTTTTCAAGCTCCGCAATCAGTATTTCCCGTTCGTTCTCCATGTTTCCCCTCCGTTTATCGTCATTTTGCATTATTTTGGTGCATTTTATTTGTAAAGAACGTAGAACTGGAAAACCGGTATGGAATATACCGGTTATTCGTGTTAAAATATGTATAATTTATGAATGAAAGAAGGTGATTAGAGAGATGAAGAAAGCCTTGCCGATGATCACTTTCTTTTTGTCGGTCGTCGCAGTTGTTCTCACTGCGCTGCCGTATTTAAAGCAAGCAGTTTTTCGAGATGGCGCTGAGCTTGCCACTCTACCGCCGGTTGAATCTCCATCGGCCGAAGTGCAGACGCCGCGCCCCGAGAGGGCAGTTGCAGCCCGCGAAGCGAATGGGCATGTCTTCCGGTCTGCGTCATACGAAAGTAATTGTTCCGTAAGTGTTTCTGCGTCCGAGGGGTATGATTATGTAGTATATTTCAAATATGTATCCCAGAATGACCAGCGCAAAAGCAAAGACAACAAGAATCCTTTCCGCGACGCGCCAACCGATGACATCGCGTTTTATGTTCGTTCAGGTCAAACGGTCGAATTGTCTATTCCGGAAGGAAGCTACAAAATATACTGCGCGGCGGGAAGTGGGGCTAACTGGTGCGGCCTATGGAATGACGACCGCGGCTATTTATTCGGTGATGGTACAGAATACTGGTCTGCCGCGGCAGACATCACCGCATCTCCCAAAACTCCGCTGACGCTTGCAGTATGGGCAAATAAGCTCACGCTTAACTCTGAAGAAGTGGGAATCCACGAGCAAAACTCTTATGGCTTCCCCGACTTGTCCTATTGATTAAGATTTGCCCCGGCATTGGTGCCAGCCTCCGCCGGGGCATGTAACAGATACCTTGTAAACCGACTTATCTGCTACGCTTATAGCCTATCATCTGCGCCCGGCATAGTCCACGCCCGGTTTCGAGATGTCGTCTCGGTCTGCGGCAAAAGACCTTTTCCCCGTTGCCAGGAACAAATAAAACTTTTGGGAGTGTGTGAAATGACCCCGTATCAGCGTCTTATCCCGTTCTTTGACAGCTATAATCGTAAAGTAACCGACGCGCGTAATGACTTGCGCCTTTCCCTCGCCGAATTGTCGGAGCAGTCCGGCGTATCATACTCCGCTGTAGCCACCCAGAGCGCCGATACAGCGCAAAACCCAAAGCTCTTTGAGCAGGCAGCGATATGTGATACCCTCGGCTTGTCTCTGGATGAACTGTGCGGGCTTTGCCCCGCGTCAGACCTCGCCGCCGTGCACGAACTTGAGCTGGATAATGTCCGTCAGGCCGGAGACGTCAAGCGGCTCGAAGAGGTCAACGTTATGCTCAAAGCTCAGCTTGCAAGCCGCAGACCTGTTATATACGCGCTTTTAGCTGTCTGCGCCCTGCTGCTTGTCTGTTTAATCGCGTATATGGTGTGGGATGCCCAGCTTGCAACGGCGGGGCTTTTTCAATCCGCCAGGTCTAGCGCCCTTGCCGTTGTTCTCGGCTTGATAGTCGTTGCCGCGGTGTGCATCATGGTGTACGCCCTGAGGAAATTAAGGAAGTAAGGAGGATGGCTATGAAGCAGTTTTTTATTGACGCGGTTTTCGGTATGATAATAGGGCTCAAATTCGTTTCTATAACGTACTTTTTGTATTTAGGGATGCAGTACATTAGCGACCGCTCAGATTCCAATGACATAAGTCTAAAGGCTTGGCGCCTGCTGTTTGTTCCCGTGATAATTGGTCTTTTGGGTTACAGGGATATGACCCTGCTGTATGATCTCCCCGCGCTTTCCGCTACCGAGAAAACCTTTGCGATTGTATTTTTGATTGCCGGTATGATTGCATTATGCGCTTTGGCTCTTACAGACTATAATAGAAAGACAAGATAATGAACTGTAGAAAATGCCATAAAGAAATCCCGGATATAAGCGCATTTTGCATGTTCTGCGGGGCGCGGCAAAACGCGCAGCCGCGTAGGGGGCGAGGGAACGGGCAGGGCACGGCATACCGGCGCGGCAAGACATGGACAGCGCAATGGACTATCGATACGTTTGTTGATGCGTCCGGCAGCCTGCACCAGCGGCGCGGAACGAAGGGAGGCTTCCCGTCTAAAACCGCCGCGCTCGCCTTTGCGGCCAATCCCACAGAAACCGCGCCGAAGCAGGTGTACCGGCCTACGCTCAACGACTACCACAAATGGTGGGAAAAGAGCGGTGCATATGATAAACTCGGCAGCTCCAAGCAGTGCGCGTATGATATCGCATGGCGTCGGCTAGATTCCCTCAAAAACGTACCCATAGCGGAGCTTACGATAGATAACCTGCAAAGCTGTGTGGACTCGCAGGCCGATACATATTACCCCGCGAAAGACATGAAAACCATGCTCGCCAAGCTATACAAGCGCGCCGTCGCCGAAGGGCAGGCGCGAACAAACCTTGCGGAGTTTGTCGAACTGCCGCCGCTTGCTGAAGCAGAGCAAAAGCCGTTTGCAGAGGATGAGATAAATGCGTTGTGGACGGCCTACGACAGCGGTGACTTGTTTATGCGCTTCCCACTGCTGATGATATACAGCGGCATGATGCCCGGTGAGCTGCTGCGCTGCACAGCCGACATGATACACACCGATACGCACGAGATCATCGGCTGCGGCCTGAAAACCAAGAAGCGCAAATCAACGCCGCTGATTTATCCCGACTGGCTCGAACCGCTCGTTCAGGATATCCTCGCGAACGTGAGCAGCAAGAAGGGGCGCATCGTCGGCATGAACGCGGATAATTTTTATACCGAGTATCACGCCGCCCTCGCCAGGGCAAAGGTGCGCGATCTGCCGCCGTACTCGTGCCGCCATACCACGGCGACGGCGCTGGCGCTCGCAAAGACTGCGCCCAGCGTGATACAGGAGATCATGCGGCATACTAAGTTTACGACCACCCAGCGCTATATTCATCCCGATATGCAGAGTGCCCACGCTGCTATCAATGTCCTTGACAAAGGCGGCAAGGAATGATATTATTTCAGCGCGAAAATTCCCCGCGTAGCCTACAAATTTTGGGGAATTCAGGCCATCTTAAGACCCATAAAGTTCCGTTGGACGCTGCCGCGTAGCTCACAACATAGCCTACAAAAACCCGCAAAGTATTGATAAATCAAGGTTTTTCTTTCCCCTGCTAAGGGAGTAGGCGTGTAAAAAGCGCGCGAGGGTTCAAATCCCTCCTTCTGCGCCAAAAGTACCAAGAATCAATCAGAAGCGACTGATTCTTGGTACTTTTTCTTTACCTAAGTTTAAAATATTCGCTTGTTTCAACCAGCCATATACGCTGATAGGCTCCGTCGAGTTCTGCAAAGTTCTGATGCGTAGCCTACATCGTAGCCTACATGCTTGCGGCTCGTCGCTTTTCGTCTTTACCCTCGGTACAGCTCATGCAGCCGCTTAACATCCGCCATATCGCCGATCATGCGCTCATGTTCCCAGTCGTACACGGCTTTCATGCCCTCCGGCGGCTCTCCGTTTCTGCTGCGGTAATCCTTTATAAGGCGTACCGCTTCAGCGTGCAGCGCCTCAGCGTGGGTTACCTCCTGCTTGGAGAGGCTTGCAAAGGTGTCAGCAAGTTCGCGGTCTTCGTCCTTATACTTTAGGGCAAGGTCGGCGTACTTCTCGGCGTCCTCCATCTCGTCGCGGATGTTGGTGTACAAACATTTGATCTCTTTCATGGCGCTCACCTCACGCGAGCTTGACCATGCATGCGCAGACGTGGTTGATAGTGCCCGCGACACCGCCCAGAGCCGCGCTTATTGTCGGCGTTCCGTTGCAGCATACGGCGATGTATACGGTAGTCTCGACGTGCAGTGTGTAGGTGTTGCCGGCCACGGTCGTCACTTGCGCGTCGGCGCACGGGAGCGAGACGGTATCTTTGAGTGCTTTCAGCTCTGCGATGCCCGCGCCGCCCGCGGTGAACACTACGTCGTAGCTGATCCGGTAAAGGCCACTGTTATTGACCACGAAGCCACCGGTCACGGTATCGAGCGAACAGCCGGTGTCGGTGTTGAGGATGCCCAGCACATTAACCGGCGTACCCGCCGCTACGAAGGTCTGTGGCGTGTTGTTGTACGCGTTCTGTGCGCTCTTGTAGTGGGCATTCTTAAATCTAGAGTTACAGGACATATTTTATCTCCTTTCAAAAGTAGGTGCCCCGGACAGCGTTTGCCGTCCGGGGCTTAACGCTGTTAAAGCGGTTAACGATTAGGGTTATGCGCAGCAGCCGTTGTTGCAGCCGCAGAACGGGGACGCACCGGCGCTGTAAGTGTAGCCGTTGGGGTAGCGGACTACGCCATACATGCGGTTATCCATTTCAAGGCTGGCAATGCGCGCGGCCTGTTCGGATATACGCTGCTCAAGCTGCGACTTTTCCATCGCCGCGAACTTCGCGTCGATGTTTGCGTTCATGCCGCAGAGCTGGCGCTCGATGGAGTTGCCGGTCTGCATGATGGTCATGTTGGTCGCGTTCTGGGCGAGTGCCATCTCTTTGCCGAGCTGGCCGATGCTGCCCTGCATCTCGTAGCCGAGGTTGCAGATGCCGTTGCCGATGTTGGTGATCCTGTCGTTGAGTTGGCCGAACTGCTGGCCGAGCAGTATCTCCTGCTGAGATGCCGCGGTCGCGTACTGGCCGAACTCGCCCTGGCGGTTCCAACCGTTGCCGCCAAAGCCGAACATGAAGAGGAAGAGCACGACAATGAGGAACCAACCGGAACCCCAGCCGTTCTCGCTGTCTGCGCCGCGAGTCGCGGCCGCGATGTCGGAAAGGCTAAAATTTTCCACTGGTGTACTCCTTTCTTAGTTTTTTATATAAACCGTGTCGACCCGGCTTATTGCAGAAACTGCATGAAGCTCTTTGCCTGCTGCTTCAGATCCTCAAACTGCTGCTTGCTCATCTTTCCCGAAGCGAGCAGCTGGTTTATTTCCTGCTCCGCTCTTTCCGGCGTCATGTTCGCCGCGAATTTGCGGAACTCGCTCACCATCTGCATCGGGTTTCTGGGTGCTGCCGCCCCCTGCTTGAAGAATGGGTTACTCATTCTGCGTCCCTCCCTGCTTCATAAACCGCTCGAACATTGCTTCGAGGTCGGCTTTTGTTACGTAGTCTTCGGGCTTCGGCGGAGACGGCGGGATGTACTCCTCCATGCGGCAATACGTCGTCTCAACGCCCATGTTGCCGCCCGTGCGGCAAGCCATAATTGCTTCGTCCATTGCCATCACCCAGAGCTTCTCTCCGGGCATTACCGGCACTCGTTCTATATCCGCGAACGTCGGCACAAACAGCAGCGTGGCGCGGTTGTAGCCTGCCGTGCCCTGATTGTTAAACGGGTAGTTTGAGTTATACATACCGTGCCTCCTTCTTTCTTCTGCCTATATCATCGCATAAAAAAAGAGGGCTAACCCGTCGGTTTGCCCTCAATTATCCCGCAATTATCCCTCAATCGCGGCTGCTATCTTGTCCTTTATGCTGCGTATGCGGCGCTCCACCTTCTCGGTGCTGTAATACTCCGTGCGGCCAAGCGCAAACGAGATTTGTATGATGCTCATGCCCTGCGCTCGCATCCGGAATATCTCTAGCTCCTCGTCGGTAAAACCGCAATCGCGTTCAAACTGTTCCCGCAGTTCCCGCGGGAATTGCAGCTTGCACTTCGCCCCCGGCGTCGTCAGTGTTTGCTTTAACTCTGATTTCGTCATTTTCTGCCCTCAAATACGCCGTATAGATTTGCTCGACAGTCACACTATCGAGCCGGTTAAGCGAGCAGAATTGTTTAACGGATTCTTTCATGTGTTCTCCGTCGTCGGTTTACAAGGATTTGTTTTGCGCCGCCCATATGGACGGCGCTTTGATTTTAATTACTGTTTGAGCTGCTTGACTGCCTCGTTGACGCCGGTCGCCGCGAAGCCGGATACAATGCCGACTGCAACTGCGGTTATGTAGTCCTGCGCCGGGAAGTCTGCCATGAAGCGCATGGCGAGCACGCCGAGGATGCCGCCGACGATGCCGCAGATGATGGGAATCCACTTGTTGTCAAGGCCGGAAGCCTTGACGGCCTGACCCACCAGATAGCAGATCACGGTTATGGCTGCTACGGTTGCGATACCAAAGTCCATATTTTCACCCCCTTTCAGAGTCCAAGCTGTGCCAGCACAAACGCGATAAGCGCACCGGCCACCAGCCATATCGTCTTATCTACGATGGCCTCCCAGCGCTTGGCGGGCTTGTCCGTAAGCGTTTTGAGACCGGTTTTGATCTCGCCTATGTCCGTCTTCATGGTGCCCTGCTCAGTGGCGAGCACCTTCACGGACGTAGTCAGCTCGTTAAGCGCCTTTTGATTTTTCTCCAGTGTGTCGAGCCTGTGTGTGTTGGACTTGCCCCGCGCTTCCATTTCCGCGTATTTTACGGCCAAGTCTTCCAGGGTAAATGCCATGCCTTAACCTCCTATCAGCCGCGCCCAAGTCTGAGCGCCTATGATGCCGTCCTGCTGCAAGCCGGATGCCCGCTGGAAAGCGATGATTGCATTATAGGTATCCTGCCCTATCTCGCCGTCAGCGCCGCACCAGCCGCAGGAGTAGCCGCGCCCGATGAGGAGCAGCTGCGCCGAGCGGACGTACTCACCCTTGTCGCCATAGCGCAGTAGCGGAAGGCCGGTGACGTTCAGCGTCGAGGCGGTCGCCTGTGCGGTGGTATGTGCGGGCTGTGCTGGAGTGGCAGCAGCCTCGTAGCTTATCCAGCGGGGCTTACCCCACAGACCCCAGCCGCGCCCCGCGAGCTTTGTTTTGACAACGCCCCTCGCGTGGCCGGTTGCCTCTACGACGTCGCCGCCGCCGATGTAAACGCCGACGTGGGACATGTCCCGCATAAACACACACACGCCCGGTATGTCAGGCATGGTGTCGATACTGCCGCTTTCGGGGCAGGACATATACAGTCCACTTACTGCGACGTCCTGCACTGATTTGTATGCAGGCTCGCTGTCCGGCGTATCGCACCAGCGATAGCCCTTTATAAGGCCGACACAGTCATGCACCTTCTGGCCAAACTGTGACTCAAAGTCGCCTGCCGTGTAATATTCCGGGTACTGCGTCCGCTTCTGCGCGAGCAGCGCCGCCGAGGCCGTCTGCCCGAAGGTGCCGTACCAGTAGGGCTTCCCCAGCTGCGCCAGTGCGTACTCGACGAGTCCGGCATTTGTTTTGCTCATATTATCCTCCTGTGTAGCGTAGGCCGAAGCCTCCGGTCGTAGTCATAAGCCATCCGTCGCCGATCTGGAGCTTGTCCTCAACGACGATGTTCGCAACGTGCAGCATCCCGTCCTCGCTGTCAAACCAGCCTCGCTTGGAGCCGTTTATCCAGAACTGCCAGCCGGTCGCGGTGTACAGGCCAAGCGTTTGCCCCGGCGCAAGCTTATAATACGTCAGGCCGTTTTCTTCCTCGGTCTCGCCCGTGAACGTGAGGTTTTCGCTTATTGCAATACCCATCTGCGTTTCGCCGGTTTCGGGGTCGGTGATAAGCCCGCGCCGTATCTCCCCGCGTATGGTCGTCACGAATCTGTCCGTGCTGTCCGCGCGGGAATTCACCGCATCGATCTGGCTCTGGAAATCATAGCTCTCGACGGTCTGCTTCGCCGTCTGCTGTATCGTTGTGTTTACCGTCTCCTGATACGTGCCGAACTCGCTTTTGGCAACGTATACAGAGGACAGATTCTGTGTTATCTCGTCGACGTAGCTGTAAATGCTGTCAGCCGTCTTTGTGATAAGCTGCCGCAGATTCTGCGCGTTCTTGTCGATCTCCGCTTTCGCCGCGCTGCCGGATCCTACCGCGGCGGCGGTTGTTGCCTGCTTTACCGCCTCGTTGATCTTGTCGTCGCCAAACTCGGCCTGCAAGTTGTCTGCGAGCCGCACGAGGAAATTCCGTAGCGCCGAGATTTGCTGCTCAGGCGTCCCCTGCAAAATCGGGGGCATATCAAAAACGCTCATCGGTAGTCGCTCCCTATCTCCAAGATTCGCGCGATTGAGAACACCCGGATCTCTCCGGTGCCGCACAGCTTGAGCCGCATATGGTCGCAGCGGCGCGGACGTATCGGGAACATATAGCTTGTCGTGCCCTCCCTGTACGCCGTCGCGCTTCCGCCGCGCTGCCACACTCCTGTGCTGTCGTATTCGATGTAGACCTCGAACTTTGCGCCCTTCGCCATGTTCAGCCGGATGTCATAGCGCGATATGTATTTATTGCCGGGGTACTCATAGTACATAATCCCGCTGACCGCTTCCCAGCTGACGTCCGCCTCACGCGTTCCGCCGTAGCCCAGCAGGCCGACAAGCTTCCCGTCAGCAATGCAGTACAGTTCGTCATCCACGCGCGCGAAAGCTTCGCCGTGCAGCTCGTCTTCGTGCATCCACAGCGTTTTCGAGATGTCGAAGCAGAACAGATGCCAGTCTCCGGCCTTGTCCTTCATGGAAATGTAGTACTTGCTGCCCACGGCTCCGGCCGCCGCATCGCTGTACAGTTCCTGCCCAAGTGCCTCGCTTACGCCCGTGGGGAAGCCGCCCTGATACGCGCATATGTCCTCGCGGGACTTGTAGTACAGCGTCTCGTTGACGACCGCAAGGCTCCGACCGCTCCCGCGCTGGACGCCTCGCGCTACCGTCTCCGCTACTCTGTGCGCGCCTGTCGAAGACACGGTTATGCGGTGTATTCGGTTTTCCTTGAAAAATAGTGGGCTGCCCAGATAGTTGACGCATCCCGTCCATACTCCGTCCGAGCCGACGGAAGCCGTCCAGCTGTCCGTGCTGAGGCCGAGATACTGCCGCCAGTTTTTGAAGTCGCCGAGTGCGCAGCAGTAAAGCTCGTTGAGGTTCTGCGTGCCGTCGTTGCCGTAATAGCAGCCCCATAGCCGGTTCTGGCATTCGCAGACATAGTCCATCTGCGGCACACTGCGCTTGATCGTGATATTGCTCGTCTCGTCGCTGTATGCCTGCTCAAGCAGCCCCACGACGACGATATAGTCCGCCGCCTTGTCCGCCTCGCCGCCGACGGCATAGATAATCTTGTCCCCGTTCGCGTCGGCGAAGCTCGCGCCGCTGATGGTCACGCCGTCGTATTTCGCAAACAGCGCCGGTATCTGCCCCTGCGTGGAGAACGTCAGCTTGGTGTACACCGTCATGATCTCCGCCCACGTTCCCGCCGCGCTGCCATACTGCCGCAGCACGTGCGGCGTGGAGCTTGTGTCTATCCATAGGTCAAGATTCTGCGGGTTGTCCGGCTCAGTTGCCGATACCGTCGGTGTGGTATACTCGTCGCCGTCGGCGCGGCACAGCGCATAACTTACGCTTCCGGTCGTGCTGAACGTCGCCTCCATGCTGCCGTAGTCTGCGCCGTCTGCGGTGTTGTAGTAGACCTTGTCCGGAAATATGATTATATATGCCCCCATGCTTACGAGCTGCTTAGAGCCGCTTGCAAGCCCCGTCACGGGCGTCGCAGTGCCGTTGTAGTAGAGCGTTCCGCCCGCAACGTACGCGAGCGCATCTTTTTCTATTATGCCCTGCAGCTCCCCGCTCACTTCAGTAATCCCGCGTGGCCTGCGCGGCGCAAGCATCGGCGTGTGGTCTGTGCTCAGGTTCCGGGTCTCGTAGAATTCGCCTTTGCCTATCTTCGTCTGGTGATTGTAGCCGTAAAACGAATCTGTCGTGTCGCGCTGTGTGGCCTGCGCGTCCAAATATGGGAATGTCGGCATACTATTACCTCAGAACACGAAGCGTTTGCTTTTCGGCAGCGGCCTGTGCGTCCGGTTGTACCAGTTGAACCACTGCCCGTAGTTCGCGTTGTACATCGCTATCTGCTGATTATACCGGCTCGCCTCAGAGTTTCCCGCCGCGATCATCGCCGCGATGTAATGGGTGTACACGTCCTCGCCGTACGGCTCTGCGAGCAGCAGCTCCTCGTCGCCTGTGCTGTACGGGGTGAAGCTCTCTGCGCCGCCCTCGTGGGTCTTTATGACCTCCTCGAAGATTTTCCCGTCGAGGTTTGACAGCCAGCGTATTTTCTCGTCCGCCGAATATGCGTTCGGCTCAAGCGTGTCCGCCCTATTTATTATTTCAAGTACGGTCATGTGTATCTCCTAAAACAGGCGGGTTTGCCGCCCGCCTGTTAGAATTTCGGAAGTTCCTGTTTCAAATCGTCTCTGGTCTCGTAGAACTTGTCTTCTGCTTCCTGACTGCGCTTTATCTCGTCTGCGACGAACTTCGGGACGGTGCTTTTCTTGCCGCGCGGCAGGATATAATTGACGCCGTTGACAGCTACGAAGAGGTTCGGATCGCCCCTGTCGCTGCCTCTCGGTATGGTTACTTCAACCATGTCGGTGTTCTTTGCCATGTTAATCTCCTTTCAGGTTCCGGCGGGGAATGTCCCCGCCGGTTTGTTGTCAGTTGGCCGCGTCAGTTGCGGAGAAGGTGGACACGCTCATCACGCGGAGCATGCGCTCCTGATAGAGGATAGTCGCGCCGTTCGTCTCGAACTTGTAGCCGATGGTGCTGAACTGGTTCAGCGGCCCGCCGATCTCGTCCTTGTCGTGGACTATCATCTCCAGCGCGCCGCCCTCCGGGTCGATGATACCGAAGGAGTCCCTGCCGAAGAAGTAGGTCGCGTAGGTCACGCCCTCGGATTTGTTCTTGTAGGTGGTGCCACCGAGAACAGGGGCGAACGCGTCCTCGATGAAGCGTACGCCGTGCAGTTCACCGATCTCGCCGTTGAACAGCTCCTCGGGTGCGGCGTACTTGTGCGCCTCGATCCAGCCTTCGCTCTCGCGCAGGTCATGCGCAACGGACGGGTGAATGACGGCGTAGTAGCGCCCGTTGATGCGCGGGACGCGGTTCTTCTTCATTATGGTCACGGCCTTGTTGATCATCGCGGGGGTAAGCAGCGCCCAGCCGTCAGGAGTGGAGCTGCCGCCGCTGGCAGTGCTGCCGCCTGCGCCCATAGTTGCACAGCTGGTCGGAGTGCCAATGACCGCGCCGGTGTCCTTGTCGACGTTGTCACAGTAGAGGACGTTGGTGCCGACGAGCAGCGCGTCGCGGATCAGCTTCTCCTGCGTCTCCGCGGCGGAAGCGCCCATCTCCTCGGTCGCGCCGAGGATGACGTCGTCGTAGGCGCGAAGCTCCAGCTTGTCGGTGATGGAGGTGTAGGTGCCGTACTGGTCGATGCTGCCGGTCAGCGAGCTGACACCGAACTTCTGGCCGGTGGGGATGACGCCCTCGGTCAGCTTCGAGGCCTTCTCGAAGGTGTTCCACTTGCGCCACTCAACTTGCCCCTTGTGGTTCTTGGGGAGCGGCTGCTTCTTGCCGAACTGCGCGTAGAACTGTTCTACGCGGGCGTTTTCGAGAAGCTCAGTGTCGTAGAACGCCTTGAGTTCGGGCGCGAGGGTGTTGGTGCCGTCGAACGCGGTGGTTGTGCCGGTGCCCGCGTTGACATAGTTGCCGGTCGCGTTTACAAGCGTACCCGCGTCGGCGAAAAACTGAAGGTTAAAAAACTTGTTCATATATTTCCTTTCATCTCATGGGGTCAGCCTCCTAACGGGAGCTTTTCCCCGTTGTAGGCGGCGGCGTAAATTCTCTTACGCAGCGCCGCGCGTTCCTCTTTCGTCATGTTCCTGGGGTCGTTTGTCGCAAGTGTGGCGGCCTGGCTGCCGTTTTCCCTCGGCCTCGCCCTGTTGGCGGCGACCGAAGCGGAAACAGCCTCCGTTGCCTTTGCTGCTGCCTGCTGCACGCGCTGCTCCTGCACCTCCGGATGCAGTGCCAGATACGCCGCGCGTACGCTTATGTTGCTCCCCGGCTGCGTGAATTTCACGAACGCTTCGTCGCTCATCGCTGCCGCAAGGTCGAAGTCCGAAAACTCTTTCTTCAGCTCCTCGCCCTGCCTGCGCAGCTCGTCGAAATGGCTGGAAGCCTGCTGACGCTTGAATGCGTCCTCCAGCTCCTTCTGCCGTGCCTGCCGGTTGGCTTCATCTTCGCGCGCCTTGCGCTTGCCGTCCTGTTCGGCCAGAATCATTTTTTTGGCCGTGCCTGCGTCTGTCCCCAGTCTCGCCGCGTCCTCCTCGAACATGGCATCGTCTTCGCGGAACTTCTGTATAAGCTCCTCCACGTTCAGGTTAGCGGCGTCGAGTCCGTAGCGGCTGGCCAGATAGTCATACAGCGGCGCGGCCGCGGCTTCCTTCGCGCGCAGTGTCTCAAGCTCTGCGTCGCTGTTCTTCAGCCGTCTTTTGATCGTGCCCTGCATCTCTGCGTCAAATTCCGCCTTGTACTCTGCCTTGACCTCATCCCAGCTCTTGCGGACGGCGGCTCCGCTTTCTTCCTGCTCCGGCTCCTTCTCGTGCGGCTCCTCCTGCTGTGCAGGCGCCGCGGGTGTCGGGGCATTCTTGTATGCGCCCTTTCTTATCTTGCTTTTGGGTACGTTCAAGGCCTCAAGTCTTGCTTCAAAACTCTGCCCGGCGTCGGCAGTACTTTCGCCCGTTGCTTCTCCTCCGCCCTCGCCTGCGGGTGCGCCGCCCTCGGCAAAAAGCTGGAGATCGAAGTCAAATTTTGTGTGCATAGGATGCCTCCTTGTTTATTCTCTGGGTTAAGCCCACGACTCTTAGCTTTATGATAACAAATCCCGCTCTCATTTCTCTAACCCCAAAACGCGAAAATTTTTCAAAAAACATAAAAACACACTGGGATTTCTCCCAGTGTGTCCGCGTATTAGTGCCACGGGGTTCGCCGCAGGTTCCGCGCGGTATAGAACGCGCAGAACATCGCGTCCTTCTGCGCGTTGGTCAGGTTCAGACTGTCGATGTACGCCGCAATCTTGTAAAGCTTTGAGTAGCTTATCGGCTTGCCGTTTTCATCGTAGTCCGACTCGGTGCGGTTGTACATCTGCCACGATGTGTAATAATCCTTCCCGCTTATGCCTGCCGCCGCTACGGACTCGTTGTACTTCTGCACCGCCGCATCGGATATGTCCTCGGTTCCGGGGTTTGCAATGGTGAAGTCGTATTTCTCGCGTCTGGCAGCGGCGTCGTCCTTGCTCTTGCCGCCGTACTTCATCAGCATGTTTTCAACGGCCTCACCGGAGACGCGCTTCTCCTCGTACGCCTTGCGGATATCCGAGTATTCAATGCCGGTGTCCTTGACACACTGCCACTGCAGCACGGTTGACTTTGCGTCGTCCTCTGAGGTGCCTCCGTACTTGCTCCGCAGCGCCGCCGCGCGATCCGCCGATATTGTCCCCGCAACATACAGATCCTTCAGCTCGCTGTACTTGAAACCCGTGTCCTTCTCGCACTGCCACTGCTGCACCGTCGCTTCTGCATCCGTCCTGTATGTTTTGCCGTACTTGACGAGGTAGTTCACCGCATCGCTCCGCGAGATATCCCCGCTCACGTATGCGTCAGACATATCGTCGTAGGCTATGCCGGTGTCCTTCTCAAACTTCCACTGCAGCGTCTTGGCGTCCGCCTCCATGTCCGTCGCTCCGGCTCCCATAAGCACGCGCTTCGCTTTGTCTATGGTTATGTTGCCGTTAAGGTACTCGTCTTTGGTATCGCCGTACTCAAAGCCGTACGCCAGCGAGACCGTCCACTTGGCCACCTGTTTTTCTGCCTCCTGCTTGCTCATTCCGGCGTAGTCCTGCAGCTGCTTTATGGCGGTCTGCTTGTCTATGCTCTGCTTCCCGCCGTCTGTCGGCGCGAATTTCTCGCGGATGACCTTCTTCACCGCGGCCTGAGCGGCGCTCTCGTCTTCAAACCGTGCCTTTACCCTGTCTGCCTGTTTCGCGTTCCCGCTCACCAGCGCGTCGTAAAGCTGCTCAGAGTTCGAGGGGCTTTCTCCTGTCCAGCCCTCGGCGATTGCCTGAAGCGCGCCCTTCCACGTCGTCTCTTCGCCGTTTGCAATGGTGTCGTATGTGTAGTAGGCCGCCCGCATATCTCGCATCACGTTCTTGAGCGGAAGGCCGAATATCTGCGCAATGCGCCCCGCAAAGTCCTCAATTTTTCTGTACGTGGACTTCTTGTCGCTCTTCAGTGAGGTGTACGCGTTCCAAAGGTCGGCGATCATGGTCATGTCGTTGCGCTCCACGTCGTACCCCTGAACTATCGACACAACGTCCTTGATATAGGGGATATACGTCAGCGGGTTGAAACCGTCTTTCAGTTCCCCGGTCAGCGCGGCTATGTATTTTTCGATGTAGCTCTTGTCGTCATCGTCGTTGCGCGCCGCATAGACAAACGACACGAGTATGCTGTTGAGGAGCATGGAAGCGACAACAGAACCGAGCTTTCGCGCTCCGAGCGCCGTCCGCCCGTTCCGGAAGTCGTCTATCGCGTCAACTACCATGCTGACGTTCGTCAGAGGCTCCGCCATGAACGCCGTCGCCATCTTGACGCCGACGTCCTTCGACCGCATCATCGCGCTGCGGGAGAACACGGAGTCGTAGACCTGCGTCTCCGTTATGATCTGCGTGAACCTGTCGCCGACTCGCTTGTTGAATTCCTCGCTCCCTGTTTTGAGGTTTGTCGTGTCCGCGACTTCGCGCTCAGCCGCCTGCCAGATGGAGCACCATGTCAATTCGTCCATCAGCCCCGGAAGCGCCATGATAACGTCGCTCCGGTAGTTGCTGTCTGTCACGAGGCCTTTCGCCTTTTCTGCAAGGCCGTCGTATTCCCGCGCGGTCATCCACTCACGGGCACTTCTGCCCAAGCCCTGATCGAAATAGCCTATTTCCTTTATGGCGGCCACGGGGGCATACTTCTTCATGTGCTCCCACAGCTCCTTGTGCTTCTCGGCGGTTATCTTCTCCCCAGTGAAATACTTCGGGTCGATATACGCCGTCGCTCTGGCTATTGCCGAGGGCTGTTGGATCGCTACGGACAGAGAACCGGCGACCGCGTACTTCTTCATAAACGCAAGCCCCTTGTTCATCAGCTCCGTCGTGGGGTCAGACCGCGCGCTGCCGTTCACATCCTTGAGCAGGAGTTCTATTTGCTGCACCGGCGCTTCCGAGCCGAACGCGTTCGTAAGCATCGCCTTGACGGAGTTCGCGCCGTTCTCTATATCGCTCGCGCTGGTCGCGTAGTTGAATATCCTCGTGAAGTCCTCAAGCGGCAGTGTAAAGCCGTGGTACGTCGCCATCTCGTATACGTGCTGGCTCCATGTGTCCACAAAGCCGCCTATGTATATCGGGTTGTTGGCTTTCTCGACCGTGCTGCGCGTAAAGCCGCTGTTCTTGATTTTCACATTGTCGCTGTCACCACTCCGGCTTTGCAGGTACTCCGACGCGCTCTTGATAGGCCAGTAGACCTTCTCCTTGAACAGGTTTATACCGTACAGCTCGCGCGATACCTCGTTGCCCCATTCGGCAGGCTTCGTGGAAAGCCAGTTTTCCATCTCCTCTACGAAAGCCTTTTGCTCCGGCGTGAGCTTGCCTATGATCTCGTCGAGCACCTGTTCGTCGAGCGTGTATGCCCGCGCCTTGATCTGCGACATCGTCAGCGTGACGCCCTTTTTCTTGACCTTTATCTTCCCGTTCTTGCCGAACACTATGCCGCCCGCCTCAAGATGTTTCTTGCCCTGCTCGCGCCGGCTGGTAGCGTAAACGGACATCATGTCATCAAGCGACAGGCTGAACGGTCTGCCCTGAGCCGAGACGAAATCGTGCTTTTCCTCAAGCGCCCAAGAGAAGTATCCGTGCTTTTCGGCCGCCTGCAGGAAGAACGAGCGCGCCGTTACAACGTCCCGTGCTCTGACATCTTCGCCCTTGCGTACCTCGTTGTAAGCCTGCTCAAGCTCGCCGCCCACTTTGTGGAATATTTCGCCGGGCTTGAGCATTGACCAGAACTGTCTCTTCGCAAACTGCACCGGCTTGAGCCCGAGGTCTGCCCCCTCTGTTTCGGAGAGCCTGTCGATCTCTGCCTGCGCCCTCTCCTCAATGCCCGCTTTCTGGTTCAGCACAAACGCCTTGTTCGCTTTCGATACAACGGTATAGGTCATCTTGAGCAGATCATGTACCGCGTCGAGCTGTTCCTGCGTCATTTTCGCGAGCGGCGTATCTCCTACGAGTTGCGAGACCTCCTGCATTTTCGCGGCTATGTTCTCGTCGTAGCCGTTCGCCACCGTCGGGTCGGCAGAGTTTGCGATTGCCTGATAAGCCGTGTGCAGCGCATCCAGCCGAGTCTTGAGTCTATCACCCTGCGCCTGTATTCTGTCGCGGGTTTCCGCAAGCTCGCGCTTCATCTCCGGGTCTGTCGTCTTTGCTATGGCCGCGTCGTATTTGGCGACGCGCTCCGCCGCGTTGACGGTGTCGAGGTTGAGCATGTCCAGGACCTCAGCCACAGGCTTCTGAAGCTCAAGCAGTACGTGTTTCTCTTTCGATTCCCTGAGGAGCAGGTCGCTGAGCTTCTTCGCCATATCGCGCACTTTTGCCCTTGTGTCGGTTTTGCTCTGCCTTGCCTTGATAGTCTCGCGCATATCTGCCCTTGCGCGGGAAAGCATGTCTTTCACTGGGTTCATCGCGCGCAGTTTGAGAAGCTTTCTGTCCTGCGCGTCTACCTCTTTCAGCAGCTTGTCGCGCGCCTCCCGTGTCTCCTGCTGCGTTGCCTTGAGCGCGCCTATTCTTTCGCGCCATGCGCTTTCTGTTCTGCGGCGTTCCTCTGCGGTGAGCTTGCTGCGCTTGGCCTGAGCGTATGCGTCGTCTACCGCCCGCCGCGCCGCGCTGTATTCTATCTGCGCATCGTCCAGTTTGTCGTATAGCTCCTGATACCGGTCAAATTCGGTGCGGTACTGCGCAAGAAGCTTTCTTTCGCTTTCCGTCGCCGCTACGCTGTCAAGCGCCCGCGCGAGAAGTTCCCTGTCGGTCATGGCATCGTCGCGCATACTGTAACGAGCATCGGCGCTTTCGGGAATTACGCCATTGTCGAAATAGTCGTTTATGGCGGCCAAAACCGTTGAAGCGCGTGTTCCGCGCCCATACTCGGCACTCGCTACTGTTTTTCCGGCCTCATTGTCGATGTCAAGCATTACTTCACCGCGGAAGTTTTGGATATACCGTTCGAGCGTTTCGGTCTGGCTCTTTGTCGGCTTCACACTCAGGTTAATGCCGCCGCTCTCCGGTGACAGCCGTATGTTGCCCGCACGCATAAACTGAACCATTGCGTCGCCGTATTCTCCGTTGCCATAATCACCGTCGAATGCGTCGCTTATATCTCGGTGGTCTACCGTTCTATACCCGCCGGGTGCGCCCTCATGTCTGCCTGAAAAGTCGAGCATGTGCCCATTGCGGAGAAGATATCCCGCCTCCGATATCTTATAGGTTCTTCCGAAGTACGCCTCGGCAGTCTTATTATCCGCCACGACATCTCTCTCAGATTTTTTAATTTTGGTATTGCTATTTTCGGAAGAAGAGCGTATATTGTTATTGGAAACTGTACTGCGGCTCGCTTCGGGCGTATTGATGGGGGCTTGTTCACCCGTCGGCGTAGCAAGGTTTCCTTTTTTTATGCCTGCATACATTGTCTGGACAAACAAGTCCAGATGTTTGTCGGATACAACGGCGACAAGATTCACCCTGCCGTTCCCGTTCTTGGTAAACTGTATGGCAGGCTTGCCATTATACTTCTTGTCAGAAGGAACTATAGTATCAGCATTTTGTAAAATCTCTGGGATTGCAGCTACATCGTCCTCGGTAACAGCGCGCTGACCCCGCAGGCGCTCAGTGGCGGCGTTGCCGTGGTCTTTGAAAATCTTTTGAATCTCATATGCCGAGAGAGAGCAGTTATAACCATCGACATTTATTCCCGTCTCCGACATTATCTTTTGCGCTAGATTTTGCGGAACCATTCCGAAGTACATTTTCCGCCCGCCAATTTTGCCTGCTCTTGCGTCCTTGATAAATTTACGCAATTGCGCGTCACTGCTATAAACGACAATGCGCTTACTGTTTTCCCAGTTCCGAAGTTGCTGCTCGCTATAGCTCCTTAAGCTGTACTTCGCCCCGTCGCCGTTTTCGGCGGCGTTTTTGTTTGCCCTGTTCCGCACGGCGTCGGAGAGTGCGTCGTCCCACATTGCCCGCAGCTCGTCCATGTAGTCGGTCATTGCCTTGGCCTCGTCGTGGACGGCCTCAAGCCCCGCAAACGCGCTTTTGATTTTCCTGAAGAAATCATTCAGCCACTTGCGTATCTTCTTTGCCAGAGGCATATTATCGCTTGCAAGCTGCCTTATTGCCGTCGGCTCCGTCAGAACCGTCTCGCATGCGTCGGCTATTACCTCCTCCACGGCCTCGTCATAGCTCAGCTCGCGGCTCTCTCGTGCGCGCTTCTGCGTGACAAGCTCTTCGATATCCAGCCCCTGCTGCATGAGCCTGTCGGTTATGAACTCGCGCAGCGCTATATATCCGGCCTCGCTGTTCTCACGGATGAAGTGCGTCATTTCGTGCGCCGCCGTCAGAACTATCGTCCGCTGCCCGCTCTCCACGCTGTTCATGCCTGCGTTCACATCGAGGTAAACCGTGCCGTTGTAGTACATGCCCTGCGCGCCGCTGTATCTGCCCTCGGCGTTTGCCTCGCTCTCGTAGAACACAACGTTCACGCCCGTAGCCGTCAGCGCCTCCGCGAGGGTCTTCTCGGCGTCGCTCATGCGGTCTATCGCTTCCTTGCTTGGGGCTTTGAGCTTGCGCCCGTCGGCCTCACCGCCGTCGTAGGACACCTTACCCTGCTTGACCTCGCCCTTGCTCTCGCCGGTGCGCTCCGCCGCCGCTTTCCGCTGATCCGCGAGCTTGCGCCCTGCCTGCATCAGCGCGTCGAGCTGGGCGTCGCTCAGCATCCGGAAGGTCGCCTTGCCGAAACTGCGCGCCTGCTCAAGTGTTGCTTTGGTCTGCGCGCCGTAGAGGTTCATCGCAGTGTCCGCCGCCTGCACGTATGCTCCTATGTCCTGCCCCGGCATATACGCCGCGTACATTGCCGCCTGCGTGTCCCCGTCATAGCGGGATATCTCGTCAAACAGCCTGCGCGTCTGCTTGGGGAGCTGCTGCACGTCGTCGGGCTTTACCTCCCGGATGGTACTCTTGCCGTTCTCCGTGACCTCGACGCGCGCCATGCCGTTCTTGAAGCCGACGACCTTGCCGCTCTCGTCGCCGACCTTCACGTCAGCCCGCTTCTCCTCTGCGGTCACGGTGTTGGTGCTGCGTACACCGTATTTGCCGGGTGCAATGATGCGTGTGCCGATATCCCGTGCCCACTCGTTAGAGCGCTGATACTGGCTGCCGTCATGCCCGCTCAGCTCCGCCGCGGTCTCCATGCGCATGTTGCCGATGTCCATCTCGGAGAGTACGCTCTTTGCCGCCTTGCTGTTCTGGATCAGGCCGCGCTGCTTCTCCGTGACCTTCGGGACGCTGACGTCCGCCGCCCTTGCCTCCTGCTGCACCGCCTGCCGCACAACGGCCTCCGTGAGCGCGGAGTTATTTTCGCCGAGCGCGGAGAGCCGCTTGCCGACGGCCTCGCGGATGTTATCAAGGTCTTTTGAGACCACGGCCTCCTGCGCAAGCTCCGTGAGCGTTCCCGCCTGATAGTTCGTCATGCGCTTCCCGCTCTGTACGCGCTTTTCGTATTTTTGCGCACGTTTCGCGGCTGCGGTGTCCGCGCCCTCGCTCTTGGCGTAGTCGATAAGCTCCTGCGCATCGCCCTTGTATGTCATGCTGCCCTGCACGGTGCTGTGGACGCCGGCGCTTGCAACGCCGCTCACAAAGCCGCCCAAGGCATCATACATAACACCCTGAGTCCAGTCCGCTATTACAAGCTTTTCGGCGTCCGCAGGGCTGTAGCCCGCCTGTATCAGCGCGTAGTAGTTGCTCGCAAGCTCGCTCTTGTCGCCGTTTATTATTGCGTCCGAAATCGTGTTCATCAACGTTGTGGCAGACTCTTCGCTTGCCTCGATGCCGCCCTGCACGAAGATGTTCTTGATAATGCCCTTGAGCGAGCTGGGGTTCTTCATCTTTATCAGATGCTCTATTGAGAACATCTCGCCCGCGACCTCGGCAACACCGCTTGCGTAGCCGTAGGTCAGCGCCTTGTCTACGCTGAGCCCGCGCTGTATGCCCTCCTCGTAGGCTGTTTTGCTCGCCTGCCCGAAGAAGTTGGCGTACGTGCCCACGCCGCCCAGCATGTATACAGATGCGAGGGAGTTGAGGATGCTTACCCCCGTCTCGTATAGGTCGCCCAAGCCCTTGCCGCCGATGACCCACACATTGTCGTTGATAGTCCCGCTCTTCTTGTTCAGCGACGAGGCAATTGCGGACGTCATCGCCATGCCTATGTCCGCGGGAGTGAGGCCGGATTTGGCCGAGACGTCTCCGGCCGCCGCATATTCTTTCGTCCTGTCAAGCGTGTCGGCAAGAGACGTCATGGTCATCCCCACGGAAGCCGCTGTGCCAGCCAAGCCCGTCCAGAAGTTCTGGCTTGCCCACTCTCCGACCTTTTCCTTCTTCGCCTGCGCGTCCGAATAAGCGTATCTGTCATTGATGCGCCGCGCATAAGCCTGTGCCTCGTCCTTATTGTCGTTGTAGAGGTAGTAAAAGTTGTTTCGCTCCTCGCGCGTCCATCTGTCGGAGATATTGTTCCTCTCGCTTGTGGTATAGTCCGCCTGCTGCGCGTTCTTGTAGCCCGCGCCGAGAGATTCCAACTCCTGCTGGATGGCGTTCCGCTCACGCTCGATCTCGTCCGACTGCTCCACCGTGCTCGCCCAGCCGCTGTTCTGGTTCAGAGCGACCAGCCGCTGTTCAAGCTCGTCGATGCGCTTCCGCGCAGTCGCAGCGTCGGCGCTCTCATACGCGGCCTTGCCCCTGGCGCTGCCGGCCTTGTAGCCTGCCTCGTCGCGCAGTCCAGCGTCGGCAAAGTAGTCTGCCCATTCTTTTTCCTTGCGCAGCTCCGCTATGCGCTTGTCGTAGTCGGCAAGGCTTACGGCAGGGCGCTGCTTTGCCATGCGCGCCTCCTCCTGTCTGCGAGCCTCTGGCAGTGCGTCGTACTGCTCCGTCGTAGTCACCCACAGTCCCGGATCGCCTATAGCGTCCGCGTCCTGCCTGCGCCGTTCCGTCTGCTGCGCCGCTCTCTGCTGCTGTGTAAGCTCTTCAAGCCGCTTGTTCACGTCAGCCGCCCACTGCCGCCCGGTCATGCCCTGTTTGAGCTGGTTCTGATACTGTGTGCCGTACTTTGCGTATTCCTGCGCCATCTGCTGATACGCTTTGCCCTCGTCGGTGTACTGGGGATTGTTCAGTATGCCGTGCTGTTCCGCGTCGCTCTGCCAGTTGCGCATCACGCGCTCTCTGTCGCTTCTGTCCGCGCTGGTCTGCCGGAACGGATTCACTCGCCCGGTCTGCGTGCTCTGCGTCTGCTTGCCGTCTCGGAAAGGATTGTAAGCCATGCTCCGCCTCCGTTTTCATCTTGTTGCCGCCGTGCTCTGTCTGCCGGAGCCGCCGCTGCCGCCACTCTTCTTTTTCTGCCCCGGCTTTTTTATTGTCGGGGTTTTCTTTGCCTGCCCCGCGCCGTTCATCAGTTCCTGCGCCTGCTGCACAAGCTGCGCGTACTGCGCGTCGTTGAGCTGGCCTGCGTACTGGTCGAGCCTGTCCGCTGCCGCGTCCTTGCCGTAATACTTGTAGAGGTTGTATATCGTCTGTTTCATGCCGGCAAGCGTTGTCGCGTCAACGTCCGCCCTGCCGTCTCCTCCCGTGCTCCCGCTCCTGCCCGAGCCGCCCCCTCTGCCGCTGCCGGAACCACTTGCGCCCGCGTTTTTCAGCTGCCACATATAGAGCAGCCTGTCCGCCTGATCGCGTGTCAGCCCTGCCGCCGTCAGCTCGTCGTCGGTGGGGGCGTAGCCTGTGTTATTGATGAAGTACAGCAGCTTGTTGTATGCGTCCTGCTGCCTGCCGTATGCCGTCTCCTCGTCCTGCCGCCTGAGTGCTTCGCCATACTGCCAGTCGCCGAGCTGGTCGCGGTAGCGATTGTAGTCGGTCGTCGCCATGTCGTTGAGCATCGCGTACTGGTTCGTTAGCGCGTCGCCCTCGGCGTTGTACTGGTTGAGCGCCATGCTGTAAGTCTCCGGCAGCACCTCGCCGAGCCGCTGAAGGTACGCGTCATACTGCTGTTGCCCCACAGCCTGCCCGTAGCTGCTGCCGTAGCCGCCCGTGAGCGCCGCCGCCTGCCCCATCGTGTCGCGCATCGCCTGCTGTCCTTGCTGGGTGTACTGCTGCTTGTACTGCTGGTAGACCGGGTCTGACGCCGCGTCATAGCTGAACTTCTTGCGGTTGACTATCTGCTGGTATATATCCTGTATCTGCTGGTCATACTGCCCGCCGTATACGGGAGCCTGCGTCTTCGCGCTTTCAAGCGCCTGCATGGTCGCCTGATACTGCGCGTTGTCCGGCTGCTGTGCGGGCTGCTGCGTATTCTGCTGCTGTGTGCCGCTCATCGCGGCCTGCTCCTGTTTCTTGCGTTCGTCTTCGTAAGTAGCCATATTATCTCCTTTCAGGCCGTCCGCAGCCAACAGTAGGCCGCCTTATACGGCATCATGTTATTGTGAGCGGCGCTGTCGCCGACATAGCTTGTATTAGCATTACCTGCCCAACCTTTTGTTGCATCACTAAGCACAATAGTTGATTTTGTCCATCCACTATAATCATAACCACCATTATTGCCGTTTACCATTTGGTGCTGGTGATAAGGCATTTCAGCTATTGTCAGTGTGTGGGTTGCTTCGCCGCCGGTGGAGTTCAGCGGGTAGTTGTCACCCGCCGAGACCAGCGTCAGCCCCTCGGGCTGCCTTACCCATGTGCCGCCCCATAGCGTCGCCGGGTCTGTCTCCGCCGCCAGCCACACATACATCCCGACCGGGTGCGCTATGTCCGCCGCCAGGCTCGCAAGCAGCTCCGCCAGCAGCTCCGCCGTCAAGGCGTTGCCGCCTATTCTAAATGTCCAGTCCCCCGGGATCTCCAGCGCCTTGTCGTGCTCCGGCGCTTTTCCAAAAGCCGCACCGAGTCCGTCCGCGCGGAATTTCAGCGCCCATTGCCGCGTCGGCAGGGACGTCACCGTCACCGCCGTATTGCCGAGCGCGTCCGTCGCCGTTATTCGCACCTGATACGTGCTGTCGGGGGATATCGTGCCGATGATTGCCGTCTCGCCGGACGTGAGCGCCGTCTCTGCGCCGTATACGCCGCCCTGTATCTTGTGCGCTGCCGTCAGCGTCAGAGCGTTCTGGCCGCCGAGCGTGCTGAATGTCGCCGTCGCCTTTGCGCTGTAGTAGTTGCCGTCCTCGGCCTCCACGCCTGCCGCCGTGCAGCGAAGTATCTGCACTTGGCTCAGCGTAGGCGGCGCATATGCCATCGGCTCGATGCGTATCGTCTGCGTCGCTGTCCGGCCTCTGCTGTCTGTCGCCGTGACC